GTTACTTGTTTTCTGTTTAGTTCAGAAATTTTTTGGTTAATTTCGTCCTCTTTGAGTTCGCGGAGTTCGCTATCGCTAAGGAAAGGACTAAACATTAAGAGTATTGTCCTAAATATCTTAAGAAGATTTTGTCAGCACTGTGTCTCCAAACTTCAACAAAATGTGGATCTGATGTGCTGTTAAGTGTTAGTAGTGCAGGGAAATCTGGATCCTTTTTAAACACTGTGCCGCCACTAGATTGGAAGTTTACTGTATGATTTACACTGCCGCTATTGTAAAGTTCTAGTGTAACTTTACCCATTCCGATTGGAGTAACTTCTGTTGAAAATACTGGATCGCCTGGAAAGTTTAAAAAGTCTATTGTGATATTAGCACTTACTCTAAAAATTTGATAGTTACCGTTTTCATAATCTACAGTGGTCGGGCTTTGAGAAACAGTACCTGCATCAAACTTCTGCGTTCTATTATTTTGTAATAAAGCTCTACTTACTACGTTTAATTCAAAATCGTTAGTTTCGTTAAGTTTTGCACTGTTATCTTGTAGTGCAGTGATTTCGCTTTTAGCTGATGCTAGACTTGTTTTGATAGTATCAAAATTGTCTCTAAAAATTTGTGTATCGTTGTCCTGCCCTGCTACTGGGAAGTTTTCATTAATACTTAAATAGTTTATTGTACTTGCCACTGTTTATCTCCAATATAGTAATGTTATTTATCACCATCTAAAACCCGCTAGCAATAACTCTGAAAGGCGGTTTTATGTTTTGACTTACACTACTGCTGTTTGTATGGTTAGTTTGTCCTTGTTGCGGGAATTTTATATATGTATCTTGTATTTCTCCGCTTACAATATCGATCAAATATCGATCTGCTGTAAAATCTAGCTTCTTAAAATCATAGTTTTTATCTTTGATTCTAGACAGAATTGCACTAGATCTTCCTGGCTTAGCATAACAAAGCACAAGGGCTTTTGTATATCCTAATTCTGCTTCTTGATTATCTTGGATACTGCGCATCCAAAGAGGTAAGAATTCTCTATCACGCTCACCGACATCCTCTATTCTATCTCGCATATTATCTATACTATTAGGAAATACACGTTGTACATCGCTATCACTAACTAGCGGAATATTGCTGTCAATTGTAATGCCCTGATAACTTACAAGCACAGGACTATTAATAGTATCACTAAGTTCTACAGTATTGGAAATACTTTGTCCGTTCTTTTCCAAGTTATCGATTATATCAACATAGATCACTTCGTATAAAACTTCCTGTGTATCTACGTCCTTACCTTTAGCTACTTTAATATCTCCAAACAATAACCTTTTGTTAAAGTGGTTTCTACTTGCAGCCTGTACATATTTCACAGCATCTCTACTTTCAATCCCTGCAAACAGCAAGGCTTGCAAATCAGTTTGTATACCAAAGTTCTTATCACCGTATCTGTAAAGATCGTCTGGTTTAAAAACTGTTGCATCGGTAATAAAGTTAAACCATTCTAAGCGTTTCTCTTTTTTCTGCAATGCACGCATATAGATGTTTGCAAATGTTTTTTCTTGATCGGCAACTACTGTAAGTGTAAACTCTCTTTCGGATTCACTAAAACTAGCAGCGTCTTGTGCTTTAACTGTGAATGTGAATTTTTTATCAAAGCTAGTAGTGTCACCGTCAAAAGTACCAGTAAAGTCTTGACTGCGACTAGAACTATCTTCTCCTGCACTATCTTGTTCATAGAATCTAGTAAGTCCGTCATTATCACTATCTGCAAACTGTGTTACTTTACCTTGTATAATACCACTAGGTAAAAACTCTAAACCAGGTGGCAGTGAACCTTGTTCAATACTATACTGAACTCTACCGCCATACATTAGACTTGTTGCTTCTACACTCTTTGTACTTGGTTGATTAGGTTTAATCTCACCTAGGTCGGATGGGGTATTCCATTCAATCGCACTTTCAATTTCACCTACGATGTCAACTTCAAATGTTCTTTCTGCTGTACTTACACCTAAGCGCCATACATTATCTTCGCCGGGTATTTTTCCTCTGTTATCTTCTTTTGCAATATAGATTAAGTTGTTTAATTTAATTGCGTCATTAGCAGCGTAATTAGTTCTACTGTCCCAGCTACCGACTAAATTATATGTTGAATTACTTAAAACAAAAGGAAAGTTTACTGCTTGTACTGTAAATTTATATTTTTTTGTAATTGCTGCTTGGTAAGGAACACGTCCGGCAAGTTCACCTGTAGTGCTATCAAGCACAAGACCCGGAGGTATAACACTTGGAGTACCGTCATCGTTTGTACTTAGCAAGTAGTAAATAATAGTTCCGCTTAGGCTCGGCGGGTCATAAACATCTAACACTAGTGTTACATAGTTATTAGCTCTAAATCTTCCTAACTTTGGATCAGTTATCCAAAGCGGCTGTCTATTTTTACTTGCATCAGCTTGGAACAGATTAGTATCAACTTGTACAATATTGTTATCAGCTTGTAAGAAATCTTCGGTAACTACGTAGATTTTAAATGTTCTACCAATATTGTTTACACCATCTGTGACTGCTACAGTAAATGTATAAATCCTGCTTAGTTTTTTTGGAGTAACACCAATTTCACTATAGTCATATTTTGTGTCGTCATAGAAGTAACTATCGAAACCTGTGCTATTATTTCTTGCAATGTCTAAACCCGTAGTATCGTAGCTTTCACTATCATATGCACCAATAGGACGAACATTATAGGCTTGTGCATATATAGGCTTAGTAATGCCTGAAATACGCCCCGATTTACTTAAAGTTAAACCTGGTGGAAGCTCGCCGCTGTTAGGCACTAGATAGTATTCTAGCACATCTCCTGCAACAACATCATTATCTCTTGCTTGCAATTGAAAATCTACAATGTCATCATCTAATACAAAATATGCTTCACCGTCACCTACTTGTAAAAAGCCACCTTGTGTTACCCATTCAGGGACGTCACTACCGTTGACAACAATTTTAAAAGTTCTGTCTTTTTCGTCTGCACTATCACTTGCTCTAACTACAAATCTTGAAATAGTTTGTTTAGTAACTTCTCCGGGAGTGCCTTTAATAGAATTACCTATGAGCTGTAGACCTTTAGGTAATTTGCCAGAGATAACCTCGAATGTAATTGTTTCGTCGAGATCCGTAGTAGCATCAAGTTGAATATCTACTGTGATTCTTTCTTCTAGCTCTCTAAGGTCTCCTGCTGGCGTATTCCAAGTAATTGCCATTATGGCCTCCTTAAGTTAATGTGCCACAATCGAGATTGATGTCAGAGTCTATAGTTAATGTGGCAAAATCAATGTTAGCAGTTTGGAATGCTAGTTGTAATGCATTATCATATGTATTTCCTATGCCACCAAAGTCGTATGTTGTAAGGTATTCACTTACAGGCACTGTAGTTTTAATTTTTAAACCGTTGGTACCGTCTGTAGTAACTTCAATATCTTTTATACCAGTTTCACTTTCAGCAGCAGCAGCACCTTGGATATAAATTTGTTGATTTGTACTTGCTTGTATAAATCCACTGTCAGTGTCATATCTTATAAATGCATCAGGCACTGTGCTAGCAATCTCAATAGTTTCACTATTTTCTGTAATAGTAATTTTCTCGCCGCTAACTAGTCCGCGTAATCTAAGTTCACTACCGTTTTTGCTTTGAAAAACTCCTGCAGAAGTTGATCTAGCTAGATTAACAACGTCTACGGTAAGTTCATCGTTAAGTTCAGTAAAATTAGAATTAACTTTTTCAAACGCTGTTCTTAAGTCATCGCCTAAGCCGTCGTTTGCTAAGTTACCAATATTAATTGTTTGTATACTTGCCATAGTTTATCCTTATGCCTGTGACTCATTCCAACTAACTTTGCCGCTAATCAAAAATGGATTGGTATTACTTACTGTCGACGGATCTTCAGTTAGTCTTGCAACGATTGTTATTACATCAGGACCATCTGGGAATACACCGTCTCCGCCTAGTATGCTGTTGCCAATAGCATCTAAATTATTCAATACAATATGTGTAGCAGCAGCAGCCCTATCAGTTGTGCCACTTGTACCTTCAGCTTTGAAGCTGAATATTTTTGTTCCACCGATTGAAGTATCGCCTGCTTCGTGGAAGATAAGTTGACTCAAACTTGGTCTGTTTACACGTTTCCAGTCATTTCTGTCAATAGCACTGTTTAATACTAAGCTAATTTCTGCTTGGTGTGTAGAAAGAATTTGAACACTGTCCATAATCAACTGCATTCTGTTGATAATTTCTCTTTCCCCTAATGCACCGGGTGTACCCGAATCAACACTTGGAGCAAGTCTAACACTAATCAAAGGTTGGTCGATTGTCTTAGCTGTTGCTGCACTTGCTAGTGTTACAGTGTAGTTTGAATCAGATCCTGATGTTCCTGTAGGCTCTTTGTCAATTAGCAACAAGTTTCTGGTTGCTCTATTAGATAAATCATCGCCTGCAAAGTTGCCACCAGTTGCAGCATCTACACTAGGATAGTAAGTTGATACAGGCAAGCGCAATGCACCTAAATCATTTGTAGGAATAGTTGCAGCAGTACCAGATGCTAAGTTAGCACCACTGATTGCTGCGCCATCAAATATGCCATCATATAGTGGATTAGCTGATGCAAGTGTTAGAGCAAATCCTGCAATTGGGAAGTTGCCATCTGGATCTTTTACTCTGTATTGATCGTCGTGTTCTACCTTAGCACTTACTACAATACTTGCATCACCAGTGATTGCTACATTTCTTGAGCTAGCAGTAAACACATAAGAATCATCTGAGTCAAAACGTCCATCCATAATCACTGAAGTACCCCAGTGTGCTAGGCTTGGAACAAATGTTGGATCACCGATGTTCTCAATCTCATACCTCACAGGCAAGTTACCTGAACGCATATATGCTTCTGTTTGTTTGTTGTTGTTGATAAACTCGTGTACGTATTTTACACGACCTTCTTGGTCTTTGAAACCAAAACGTACTTTACCAGCACCATACCAACTATAGTCTACATATGCCATCTGCATCTTATGAATGTTAAGAACGTAACCGTGTGGTCCTGTTCCATCACAAGGATCGATACTCCAGTTTTCTTGTGCTACTCTGTTATCAATAATTTTACTTACAATAACACCATTAGCATCTACACCTCTGTAGCTTGGACTGAAGTACAATGTGCTGTTACTATCTATACGTGTAATCTGATATGTTTGACCTCTAATAACAATTTTTTGATCTACTGCAAGTTGCGAACTGAATTTTGTATCCACACCTCTTAATAGTCCACTGTTATTAGTCACAGTACAATTTCCGCTGATTTGCGTAGTGCTTGTTCTGTGTACACAATAAAGTTTTTGTCCATCGTATTCGTAGAACAAACCGTTTTGATCATCATATACACCTGATTTGACTTTTGATCCTGTATATGAATTTACAACAAAACTTGGTGAACCCAATGCAAATGCATCTGTAGGTTCGCCTGTCAGTGCAATTTCAAATTGATAATCGTCTATAATACTTTGAACAGTGAATGTACCATTCCAATAATTCGTTCCGCTACTAATTTCAGCATCTTGTACAGTAATTGATAGATTTCCTTTTAATCTATGCGGATATCTAGTCTTGATAATTCCTTTGCTTGTGCTATCAGTATTTTCTAAACGCATTTCCATAATAGGAACACTTGGACTAAAGTTAATACCATTTGAAATTTGTATGCCTTTACCTGACTGATAACGGAAATATTTGCGTGTTTGTCTTATCATCTGCCCGTCTGGGTTTTGTGCAGGAATTAATTCTACGCCGCCGTCATATGGTCTATGTAAAGCAAAGCCATTTGCTCTTACAATTAGTCCAGTATCTAACACATACTTTAAACCACTTGCAGTTGATGCTGATACTTCAGTTGTAAGTGTAAGTTGTGTTTTGCTGTTTACAAAATCAACAGTTCCCTCTACTGCACTGCCTATATCTGTAATATGTTCAAATACAGCACCAGTAGCACTTTCTGTAATATCTACAGGGTTAGAACCTGTAAGTGCATCTGCTCTACTGGTATGCACTGTAAATGTATCTGTCGGAGTAGTAGTTGTACTTTCGTGTGCATATAGTAAATCACCTGTAGTAACATCAGCAGTAGTACGCTTACTTCTTAGTAAATCTCCGTCTGTTAAACCGTGTGCAGCATCGGTAAACTCATCGTTTGATAAATCAACTGAAGTTACATTTAGATCACTTGCAGTTTCTTGCACAAAGGCAATAAATTTATCACCTTTTCTAAATTGTGCTGTGAATGATGTACCTACACCTGTAACAATTTTGCTTCCGTTAGTAATGCTTACTGTGCCTGGTGCAGTACTTTCGCCTAATACACTAGAAGTAGATAAACTATTTGTTCCTGTGCCGATGTTGTTAAGTGTTAGGAACGTGTTATTATCTACATCTTCTTCTACAGCACCTACTCTAAAGTAATCATCGTTGACTCTAATTGCATAAAACAATGTTGTACTACCGTCGTTCATCTCTCCTGGAGCTGTGCCAGTAGTTGTCAGCGTTAACGGAGTTCCACTTTTTATGCCGTGATTGCTGCTGTAAATAGCATTATTTTTTTGATCAATGCTTTGTTCATTAAGCGATATACTTCTGTTGTTAATAGTTTGGTTAGTCTTGAAAGTAAAGTTTTCACTATCAACAACTCTTGTAATACCGTAAACACCATCAGCTCCGCCTGCTGCCGTTGCATTTAATTTATGTGTGCCTGTACCTGCTTCAATATCTACCACAGTAGTTTTTTGGATAGTTCCTAAAACATCAGTTTGAACATCGCTAATTTTTATATGATCAGTGTCTGAAGTAGCATCTGCTTCTTCTCTGTATAATCTTATCCAGCCACCTGATCCTTCTTGGAATAATCTAATAAAGTAGAATCCGCCATCAGTTAACCCTGCAACAGTGTTGCCAACAGGTGCAGTATATTTCACTCTGCTTCCGGTTGTATATCCATTGGATTCAGCACCTGCATATGTTCCAATATAGAAAGTGCTATCTCTACCACCACGTCCTATACCAAATTGTACTGAACTACGATATTGATAAAGACTTAGTGCATTACCAGTTTCGCCTGTTTCTGTGGTAGCAAGTTTAAATTTATTTGCTGTAGCATCTTGTATAAAGTAAGATGTAGAATCTACTAGACCACTAATAGCAGTGTTGCCATTTACATCGTATGTAACTTCAGTTTCATCAGTTAGGCCGTGCCCGGTTTTGACAATGCTATCTGTATCAGTAGAGTCTACAGTGTAATTAATTGTAAAACTGCTTTGCGGATGACCTGCATAGTAATATGTGCCACCTGCCGGATTCAACAATCTAAATCTATCTTGATCGATTCTATCAACAATCATAGTGTAGTTATTAGTATTACCGATCCAGAAGTTGCTATCGATATCAAATTCAATATTGTCAATACCAATGTTGTCATCGTTTGTGATTACATCAGTGCCTTCATATCTAAAAACAATTTGGTATGGTCTATTAAGAGTAACTGTGCCAGTAAATGAGTAGTCGTCCCAACTAGTTGACAAGCCAAAAGGTTGACTGGTAGTAGTTGTTGCATCGCCTAGATCTCTTAATCCTACAATTAGGTTGCCTGCAGGCGCATCGCCACCGTTTGATCCACTACCTTTAATTGCCTTGAAATTAATAGTAAACTGTGTCTCATTAGATCCAAATCCCCAATCGTCTGAACTTCCTTCAACTAAGAATTCTCTACTCATCAAATGTCTTACATCATAGTTTTCATCGTTTAGATGCATTCTGATTAATTCGTCTTTTTGTTGATCAGGTGTATAATAAGGATCAATATCAAATCTAATATGGCCGCCGCCTGCGCCGGAATCTACAAAGCCGCCTGTTGTTCCGGCACCTGTACCAGTTCCGCTTTCTTGCCACTTGGCACCAAGTCTGTATGGGAACCATTGATTGAATTCTGCTTCTGTGTTTACAGTGATGTCTCCTGTTTCTGTATAGTCAACAGTTACACCTGCTCCGTCAGGCAGTCCGTGTGCTTCTTTATAAATTGTTCCGTTGGTATTTTGATCTATTTCAACTAGTCTAAAGAACACGCCGTCACTGTAATGACCAGCAACAAAATCACCTGTGACATTAGAGCCGTTAATGCCTAGTAGTTGAATGTCATATAGGAAGCCAATTCCTTCGTGTGTCATAGCGTTTTCGCTTGTATCAAACCCAGGTCCGATTGCATAAACAGTATCGTTATCATTTACTAGATTGAAAAGATCTGTAAAACTATCTAATCTTGTATCTAGGTTTGCTGCATCAATTGAATTGTCGTTAACAGGATTATCATATAGCCAAGCCTTGTGTAGGTAATGTCTTGCAATACCTCTATTACTTGTACTATCGTTTACAATACTTCCTACTGGAATAGCACTATTTCCGTTGTCTGCGTCAATACTGTTACTGTGGAAACTAATCTCCGTGCTGCTTATTACATTAATGTGATAGTAAAATTCGTTTCTAATACCGCTAAGAGCACTTGCGTTACTGTAACCTGCACTATAGTAATATGCACCGCTTGTCAAACCGTGATTAGTATTAAATGTTACTGTATCAGTAGTTACACTGCTGATGTTAGCAGGCAAGAAGTAAAATGTATTACCTAAAGGTTTTAAGTAATCGTGCTTAGGCGAAGCACTTTTCCAGTGTCCTGTGCTTGCTGGGTCTGCATCAGTAAAAGGATCAATTGTAAAACTAGATGTTGTAAAATTATCACCTTCAATTAGTGTTGCATCAAAATCAAACGCCACTGTACTTAATGTGTTATTAAGATAAAACTCTGTGCCTTTTGTAAATCTTTGTGGAAATTTTGTAGTGACTGTAAGTGTACTTTCTGCTGCACCGTCGGTTTCTATTGCTGTAATACCTTGTGCATCAAATTCAGTACCTGTATAAATATTACCTGTGAACAATGCTGTGTATTCGTCTTTTACATCTGTTGTACTTGTTAGCACAGCACTTGCCTTGAACTGGAATTTTGTAGTTGATAAAATATTCGAAACAATATTACCACCATTTAGAACAGGGTTAGAACTTCCTATCAATACAAAAGGAGTTCCTTTTGCATATCCGTGTTCTACACTGGTAGTCACTGTAACAACATCACTGCCGTTCACAGTTTCGATACTTGCAAGAGGCACACCTTTTTCACCGTCTCTGGCAAAGAAAGTAGGAATGTTTTTTACTTGCTCTAGTGTTTCCCACTTCTGACTTTGTAGGCCATATTCAAAGTCTGTGTCAATAAGGTTCTGTGGCTGGCTAGTACGGAATTTGCTTACAGGATCTAGTAGGTCTTCCGTAGGTTTGATAAGTGTAGCGTTATCTTCAATAAAAATTTGTAAAGTATCTGCATCATCCATTGATGATGTATCAAAACTTAGTGTGACTGAAGTTTTGTTTGTAGTTGAATTATAACTATGTGCTGTGAAATTTGTAGTATCATCAGCGAAGTTATATATTAACGTGTTGTCCTCGACATTTGTAATAAGCAAGAACCTTTCTCGCTGAATATTTCCATCCAGTACAAGTGTTCCTGCGCTTGCGTCGAACGTTGTTGATCCTGTATAAAGTACTTTTGCCATTTGTTGTTTCCTATGATAGCCCTACTGACATAGCTACTGCTAGTGTATTTATTCGCTTCTTAATAGCTACGTTGTCGATAGTTATTGCATCGCCAGCAATTGCAGGTAATGCTCCATTTAAATTTGCTGATGGTATGTTTGCGTTTACTCCATCAACTAATAGCGTAGAATCATCTGCAAAGACCGAACCTTTAATATCGCCTTCTACATCTGATACTGCTAATCCTGTTACAGTTGCACCTGTAAATGATACAGTTCCTGTAAATGTATTTGTTCCCGACGAAGTGATATTACCAGTTACATCTCCTGTAACATTACCTACTACATCGCCTGTTAAATTTCCTGAAAGTGTATTGTTTGTTGCATCAACAATAAGTGTGCTGTCCTGTCCAAACACACTTCCTACAACATCTCCTGTGAGGTTGCCTGTGACATCGCCTGTTACGTTACCAGTTACGTTTCCTGTAACATCGCCTGTTACGTTACCAGTTAAGTCAGCTGTTACTGTATTATTGTCTGCATCTACGATAAGTGAACTATCCTCACCAAACACATTACCTTTGATACTACCTGTAACATCACCTGTAAGATCACCTTGTAGTGTATTGTTTGCTGCATTCACTAATATTGTTGAATCTTCTGCAATAATGCTACCTTGAACATTACTGATTAGAGTGTTACCTTGTAACCCTCCAGTTTGACCACTACCTTCTACTACTACAAGTCTCGATGTTAAGTTTTCAACATCGTTATAAACTTCTGTAAAGTTTGTGTTGATTTTAGTGAACGCGGTGCGTAAATTGTCACCTGTTCTATCGTTTGCAGTTGTTCCAATATTTACTGTTAGTTTAGCCATCTATCCGCTCCTACACCCAACTACCAATACTAATTTTACCCCAGCCTGTTGATTTGCGAACATAAACATAGTTGTCGTCAACTCTTATTTCGCCAACTGGTGCAGCTTCTGTCTCTGAAGCTGGTGCTGGTGCGCCTGGTGCAATAGTTCCAATTACACTACCTTCTGGATTTATAATTTGCGTACTGTCGTCTGCAAACACTGTTCCAATAAAACTTCCTCTGATATTGTCAGACTCAATCGGTCCTACAATTTTACTTTCTACGCCGTCTACAAGTTTTGTACTATCATCACCAAATACACTACCTGTCATATCTCCTGTTTGATATCCAGTTAAGTTTCCTGTAACGTTTCCAGTAACATCTCCTGTTAATGTACCTGTGACATCTCCTGTGACATCTCCTGTTAAGTTGCCTGTAACATCACCTACTACATTACCAGTAAGATCACCTGTTACATCTCCAGTTAAGTTGCCAAACAGTTCGCCTGTAACTGCGTCTACAATAGTGCCGCTATCGTCTGCAAAAACACTACCGCGTAAATCCCCTACGACATTACCTGTCAAATCTCCAGTAACGTTACCAGTAACATCGCCAACAACATCAGCTTCTACGTCACCTAAAATTTTGCCTGTTGTAGCATCAACAAGTAATGTGCTATCCGCTGCAAATACACTACCAACAATATCGGTTACATTATCAAAGCTAAATGTAATTTTATCATTAGTTGCATCTGTTGTAATAACAATATTTGCGCCTTCAACAATCTCTAAAGTATCAGCTGTGTTATCCGGACTTACACTATCTTGTCCTTGCACTGCAAAACTACCAAATGTGTTAACAGCTGGCGCACTGTTAGTTACAGTTACAATACCTGTTGTATCATCTCTTGATAGTGTAATACCAAAACCTTGTTCAAGATCAATTACACCTAAGTTTGTAAGGGTAATATTACCTGTGCTTGTGTCTACAGCAATACCTTCGCCTGCTGTTAAACCTGCTGGAGTTGTAGTAGTATTTCCTACACTTAATACGCCACTGTTAGTAAATGTAACGTCACCTGTATTACTGCTAATTGTAACACCACTACCTGCAACAGCTCTTGTTACACCGTCGTTGTTAATAGTAATACTTTCTGCACCACTATCTACTGTAAGCTGAATAGCAGTACCGCTAATTAGGTTTAGACTATCTACAAATTCATTAGCTACGATAACATCGCCGCTGTCGATCTGTACTTCTTTAAAGAAAGTTTTATCCGGATCAATAATAAGGTTACCATTAACTGTACTATTGAGCGGCAAGTTGATAGTTGTACCATCGCCTTCTATTTTAGCTAGGCCTAACCACAAACCATTGTTTTCGCTTCCTGGTGTAGAGCTTTTACTTTCTACGTGAACTTCTTTCCATTGCTTACTAAACGTACCTAAACTATTAGTATCGCTTGTTTTAGGATTTAAATCACTAGTAAGATTTTCAAAATCAACTTGTTCGAAATCTAACTTACCTGTAATTGTACCACCGCTTGACGGATATGCATCGTGCGCTGTTCCGTCAACAGCAGTTGTAAGTGCAGCATCGGTATATAGTCTTACCTCAGTGTTGTCGATTACATCTACATAGTATTCATTACCATCTATCTGACTAACACCTGTGCTAACAATAGTAGCTTTCTGTCCGTTTGTAAGTCCGTGTGCTTCTACAGTTACTACCCTTACAGGATTACCTTGATCAACGTTTGCAATTGTTTTAGGATTATTACTTGCAAGAGTGCTACCAATTAATGCAAAGTTATTATTAATAATATCAAATGCATCATTTATATTGCTCCATAGCAGTGGAGCGTTACCCGGACTAATATTACTATTGTAAGCCATTTAGTTTCTCCCTACCGCTACTTCAATTACACCAACGTGGTCGCTATCGTAACTTTCAATAGCCTTCCCAACAATTGTACCTGCTTTAGGATCATTATCAGCTACACCAACACCAGGTATGTGTGAAGTAACAATAATATCACCTTTCTCAATCTTTCCTGCTACCTTACAAGGAACACGCCCTGAAAGTGCTACAAGGTTTTTCAATCCTGGACACGCTGCGTACATTACATAAGCAGCCCTGTCTGAAACAACACCTGCTACTCTACGGTCTCCTTTAGTTGACGTAGTTGTAACTTCTTTGTCGCCTCCAAATACAAGCACCGATCCTACTTCGTATTCTTTATCACCTTCGTAGTATTCTGCAAGGTCAGCAGCATAAGTTGCTTCAAATCTTGATTCATTAGGTGAACTTCCTGTAAGTGTCCATCTACCAGTTACTGTACCTGCTGTAGTATTACCACCAGTTGTTAATGCAAGTGTTTCTACTTGAGATGCAACAATAGGTGCATTGTTCAAACCGTTCTGTGTTTTAAATTCGTGCTTGTCATTCCAGTATTGGTTTGTTTTGTCGCCAGCTAGTGTACCGTCCTGTAAGTAAATACCGCCATTGCCGCCGTATGTATAAAGTCGTACATAGCCGCCTGTGGCAATAGTACCAGTGTCAACAGCAACCTTTGTATCAATCTTAAGTTGTTGTAAGTCTGCAATTCTACCACCAAAGTCGCCGTTAGTATCTCTAACAATAAGTTTATTTGCTTCAACGTTATTGCTAGCACCAGCAGCACTTTCCACAATACTATAATCTGTATCGTTTGTATTACTTGATGTGTTATCTCTTCTTAAGAAACCTGTTGTGCCGTATTGCGACTTTTTAATACCTAATCCATTGTCAACTACAGTTGTAAATGCAACATCGCTTGCATTGTCAATTGTTAAGTTATTATTACCTAGTACGCTTCTACCAGTAACTTGTGCTAGTTTGGCTTTTGCAATACCGTTGTCTGTAATAGTTGCCCAGCCATTCGAAACTGTAAATTGTGCGTTATCGAAGCTGCTTAAACCACTTGCTGCTTGAATAACTTCTGGAGTACCTGTTGGTGCTGCGGCCTGTGCTGTTGCAAGTTCCATATCCAGTTTACTTTGTTCAATGCCAGCTGTGCTATTAACATCTGCATTTAAAATTGTATCTGGATTGATTTGTGCATCAATTGTGTTTGCAGTACTATCAATGTTAAGTGCTATATCACCTACTACATCTACGTTGATCGCTTCATTGCCAACACCAGTGAATGTCATAATTTGATTTGCTTTAAGATCAGTAAAGCTAAAATCTTGTAAGTTTGTAAAGGTTAAACTTCTTAGGTTAACTGCATCTTCGTCTGCAACAGGATCAGCAAGCGAAACAATTCTGTTTGCTGGCGCACCCATATCTCATGGGCCTTTCATAGGTAAGCCGCCGTCTAGTGCTAAGAAGCCGCCGCTTGTTGGAGGTATCAATTGACCTTGTGCTACAGGTGCTCCACTGTGTGTTTTACCTAAACGTCTTTCAATGTAAACTCTAGTAGCGTTCTCTGTAGGAACAGTATCAACAGCGTTGTCACTCATACCAGAATCAGTTGAGAATTCAGCAATAGGAACACCACGTTTGAAACCAATACCATCCAAGTTACTCAGTGCAATTGCTGCTGAGAACGTAACCTGTCCTGTACCTTGGTCAACTGCAAAGTACGGTCCAACTCTAAAATTACCAAATTGGTCTGTGGTAACATAGAACACACGCCCTACATCACGTTCTTGTGTTTCGTTAGCATCGTTTAATGCATTAACAGCAGGACCATAAATTTCGTTTGGATAGTTGGTATCAGCATAAGATCCTGTACCAATTTCAAGCAAATCGTGTGATGTGACACGTGTCAAACTAATTCTAATTGTTAATGAACCGTTAGCATTAGTATCTCTAATAGGCACAGCACTTCTAATTGTATATGTTGCTTCGTAATCAAGTAAACTATGCTCTAGGTTTCTGTTAAGTGTGATTCTTGCCCAAGGTTTGTTTAGTGTTTCCTCTGACTCGTAGCTGTCGACAATGTATTCTTCGCCTTTGAAAATAAACTTACTACCCGGAACCCTAATTCTTTCATTCGGTGAAACCGGAACAACAGCAAAGTTATTATCACCAACTCTACCTTTTACTAGGTTAAATGTATGTGTACCTGATTGCGGGTTAAATGCTTCAACTTCAATTGTACCACTTACATTAGGATGCCCTACACTGACAGTAAATGTTGTAGCTGACGGTGTAGAGTATACAAAGTAGTGCGTGGTTTTGCTTATACCAGTAGGTAATGTGCCGTCACTATCAAATACAATTACATCATTCTGACTAAGACCGTGTGCTGAACTTGTTGTAAACGTAGCTGGAGCACCAATTGTAATAGTTACATCTGTAGTTGAACCAGTTACATAGCCGGTGCCTGCACCGCTTGCACCAATATTTTCACCTGGTTTGTATAGTGTTAAATCAATATAGTCGTAGTTTTCTCTTAATGTTGTTTTAGCAAGGCCTTCTACTTGTGCTGTGATAGTTCCTGTACCTGCGCTTGTAAACTCAATAGCAGGAGTACTAACACTAGTACCTAGCTCAAACGTAGTTGTAGTAAGGTTTGTTTCTTTTACATAGTAAAACTCACCTTCTAAAATGCCTCCAGGTAAGTCGCCAGTGCTGCTAAATGAAAGAATATAGTTTCTTAATTGCTTGTGAGGTACAACACCTAATAGTGTCAAACTGCTTCCAGTTGTAAGCGGCAATGCTGCGCCACCTTCTGTTACACTAAACTGTGCAGTATCGTAGTCTGGAACATCAATTACATAGTAGGTTACACCAGCAGTAAAGCCTACTTGAGTACTTGTAGGTCTAAACGTATCGCCTACTTTTAGTCCGTGTGGCTGACTAAATGTTGCTACGTCAGTAGCAGCATCTGTTTCTCTAATAGTTGCTAATACTTCAACTGTGCCGGGATCGCCTGCTGTAAACTGAACAGTTAAGTCACCTCGTGAATCATTGTAGCTTTCAAATTGTAACACACGATAAACGTTTGGCGATTCATTAAGTTTCAAACCAGTCGAAGGTCTAGTAGCAACGTCAACAATATCACCTGTTAAGATAACCTGTGCATTTGATCTCAACGCACAAACTGTACCATCAGGAATACTGTCGAATAATCCGTCGAAGTTTCCTGTTTCATCACTAGTTAGGTTAAGTCTTGCAACACCTGCAGGTAAATCTGTAGTTGTTACAGAAGTAACAGGATATCTATAAATTAGATTGCCGTGGTCAACTTCAAGTTCTGAGTTATTCAGTGGTGTATAATCATAATTGGTTACGTATACAAACAAACCTTCTGCTGCGTTTGCAAATGATGGAGTCGGTGCATATATGTCTACACGCTGCGCTAAGTCATAATAAAGTGTAACAGGTGTTGGAACTTCAAGTGGGTCAGCACCTTCTGCAACAAGAGCGTATACACCGTGTGCTGACGAGCCGCCAACTGATCTAATCTGCGCACCGTTGATACTATAGTACGAGGTATAACAGTAATATGTAAACATAGATACAGATTCTGTTAAGCCACCGTTGGTTGCTACAAGTCCGTATCCCATATCAGCAACTTGAGTAAAGTCGTTTGACAGCATTGATCTATTACCAGGCATCAATACTTCATAAACTCTAATATACTGAACTGTCCCGCTACCTGTTGTTGTAAATTCTATTGCTTCTGATCCGCCAAAGGTTGCTGTAACTCTAAAAGTGTTGTTTGTTAAACCTTCTTCCATTACGAAGTATTGCTTATCAGCTTCAAGTCCGCCTGGTAATACTCCGCCTTGAGATCTAAATTTAACAATAGATCCTGATTGCAATCTGTGCGTTTCTTTTTCTACAACTCCCGGATCTGCTGCTGTAATACTATCAACAGTTTGGTATCCTGGGTCTCTAGTGTAAGGTGTAGTTTCGTCTAGTACAAATGTTGCTGTGCTTCCGTTTGGACTGTACTGATAGTCACGCACATAGTTAATTCTGAAAACTGTGTCATCTACAATAAATGATGCAGGTAATTGTGGGAATCTATCTAGTCCGCCAACACCTAGTCTAGTATTAGTTGTACTTGTTAAATGTTCAAACTGTAGGTTACCTGTAAATCCGTCAACGAACATACCACCTGCAAATGTTTGCTTGTTAATTGATTTACTAAAAGAGGCACACTCTTGTGCGTATGGAGATTTAGCAAGGATCTGTCCATCTGGATCAAGTACCATACTAAATCCACCGTGTCCCTGGAATGTAAGACCCTGCCAACGACAAGCATCGTTAGCAAGCATAACATCCATTTGATTATTTTCTTTAGGATAGTTTACACTACCTGATCCGTCGATAACATCAATTAGTGTAGCACTTAACGCTCTTACAACATCCTCAGTTCCGCTTTCTTTAATGAATGCAGGATCAATAATTTGAGGGAAGTCAGTTTGATAAATTTGTGTTATTTCTGTATTGTTTATTATTTCTAATATAAGATCGCGTGCTTTATTAAGACCTGCTGTGGTTTGTGCTAGTTGATCAGTAATAGCAAGTCTTCCACTTACGCTTTGATAATATTTTAAACCTGCTGATACTGTTCTGTTGTATTCACCATACTTTAGATCGAAAAGATAACTGTCAATAATCAATCCAACATCACGTTTACATAGTGATTCGTCATAGCTGAAGCCGCTCCAAATTCCTATGTTATTTCTAATGTTATAATTCTGCCAAGCTACAACTTCGTTTTGAATAAAGATTTTGTTTAGCTTAATTAATTCTGCAGCCTGCTTGTAACCGCCAGCATTTGAAATTTTTGGATAAACAGGATCTTCACTATTTTGTAGATAATGATATCCATATAGTAATCCGTCCTGTGTGACTTCCATACTGTCTATTACAGGGTCTCTTCTAAATCTTCTAAATGCCCAAGGCGAGCTTGAAGTACCGCTTTTAGGTCTAACAATACAACGTCTAAATTCGTCGCCCACGATTGATGTATTCTGTGGAACTTTAAGTGGAAGGTTTTCTTCGTAAATACCACTTTCTACTAAAATTGTAAGCGTGTTCTTCCTAGTTGTATCACCATAAGATAGTACTTCGCCTATTTTAAATGTGCCACTTAAAATATCAACATCGAAAATTTCGTTGCCGTTACTGTCTAGTGCGCCTTCGTGTGCTAAAATTTGTGCTAGTGCGCCTGATTCTACACCTTTAAGGAACAATCCTTCTCTAATGTCTCTAGTTCTAAACGCAACAGGAGTATCTGTAAGTACATCACCTGTAAAGTCTGTTCTGTTACCTTCTGTTCTAAGGAATAGTCTTGGCAAGTCAGCAATCACATTAGGAACACTAGTAAAGCCTGCTCCTTCGTCTGTAATTTCAATTGCTGTAATCACGCCACTTGTTACAGTTGCTCTACCAAAACCACCTCTGGTTTCGCCGCCGCCTCTAAATCTTGTAGAAACTAAACTATAACCACTACCTCCGTCTGTGATTGTAACACCTGTTACTTTATATGTTACGTCAAACGTACTGTTACTACCAAACTGGCTATCACTTGTTGTAGGTACGTTTGTTGTTCCTGGTAATACACTGTAACTACCAGATGACAGTTGTCTAAACGTAAGTACACCACCTGGCGTAGTTGTTGTGCTTAAAATTTCATATCTAGCAGGACTACCAGTTCCTCCATCTAACGAAAGGATATCACCAACATTGTAGTTGACACCTACATTATTAACTTTGATAGTATCTACACTCATTGTTACAGTAGCAGCAAAGCCTGATCCACTGTCTGGACTTGTACCAATACTGTCAAGTGTTACGTCTACCGATCCGTTACTGTGTGTAAGAATTTTTTCGTATGGGCCAATTTCTGACTCTGCTTCAAGCTGTATTTCTTCTGCCTTTTTAAGTGCAGCTTCTAGCGTTCTAAAAGCATATGCTAATGCTCTACCTTGAAGTGCTTCTGAAACTCCTGGTCTTTCGTCTTTACCTGATGTAGCAACATAAAGATTAACGGAACTACCAAACGAACTACTGTCAACATATCTTTTTGTTGCAGCAATTAAGCCCTCATTAGCAATATCATCATCTGGTTCTGGATCTCTTGACAGGATCAAAGGCCCTGTCATTGTACCAAAGCTAGCATTTTTTGTATTTGTAGCAGGGTCTACTGCATCTATGCCAGCTCTTGCGATTTTGCTATCTGCG